CTACTATTAATTTATGGGAAAAAACCAGTGAAGATTTATCTGAAAAAACCAATATTGGTGGATGGGTATTTGGTGATGAAGCTAAAGATGGCTGGGTAGATTATGTTACAGCAAAGGAAGCAAAAGAGAGAGGAACAAAATTTATAGGTTCAGGTGAAATAGGTGAAAAGGATGCTTTTCAATTACCTGAAGTAGATGAAGCGGACACAATAACAGGTGGATTAAGTAGAGGAGTTTCACAGTTTTTAACTGGATGGTTTACCGGTGGTAAACTTATTAAAGGTACTGGATTTGCAGTTTCTTTAGGTAAAGGAGCTATAGCAGATGCTCAAGTATTTGATGAAGATACAGGTCGTTTTTCAGATATGCTTAATACTTACGCACCTCAATTACAAAATCCATTATTTGATTATTTAGCTTCAGATGAAGATGAATCTTTTTATGAAGCAAGATTAAAGAATGTTATTGAAGGTTTATTTTTGGGTGGAATAATGGAAGGTGTAATAAGAGGCACACCTCACGTTAAAGACCAATTATTCAATACAGCTAAATATCTTAAATTAACTAGAGCAAAACTTTCAGGTAAGAAAGTTGACATTGATAAATTAAAAGAAATTGAAGAAAATTTAATACGTTCTACTGAATTAGAAATTACTCCAGTTGGTAAAGGAAGTGCTAAGAAATTTGCTGAAAGAATTATAAAAGAAGCTGACAGTAAAAAGACAGGTGAAGTTGTAGAGAAATTAAAAAAGATAACTTCGGCTGAAGAACTTAATGAAAAATTAGTAAGTAGTTTTGATAATTTTATTAATTCTATAAGAGCAGGTAAAAAAGGAATTAAATATAAAAATATAGATGATTTCTTTGATTTTGGTTTATCACCAAGAGCTTATGCTGACAGTAATTTTGGAATCATAGCTTTAGAGGCTATGCAAAGATTAATTAGAGCAGATAGAAAATTTGATAAAATTGCTGACTCTATAATTGAAAAGCAAGCATTAACGTCAGGTGGAGACATCTTACACACAACAAAAATGATGGGTCAGCTTGGAGATAAACTTGAAGGTGGCCTTAAATATATGTGGGCTTCTCAAGCAATAAAACAAAATCTTACTGACACATTATATAAAATGGCTAACTCACTTCGTAAGAGTGAAAAGACTTACACTGAAAATGATATGAAGTTAGTTACTGCTATTACTATGAAGTTAATTAGGTTCGATAGTAAAGTTACTTCTAATTTAGGTCGTGGTTTAAGATTAAGAGGAGTTCTTAAAGATGCTCATATGGATTTAAGTTCAGAGTCTATTTTAAATCAAGTTAAGAATTTTGAAAAATGGGATGGTAACTTCAAAGAATTTATTGAAGGTGTAGCATTAGTTAAAGATAAGAATATGTTAATTAGAATTACAGACTTCTTATTTAGAAATCAATTTTGGAATAAAGCTAACGAAGTATGGATGAGTTCTGCTTTATCTAATATTAAAACTCAAGCTATTAACGTACTTTCAACAGGATTAAATCAATATGTAAAACCAATAGAAAGTTTTATTGGTTCAAAATTAACTTGGGGTTTAGATGCTTCAACTGCAAAAGGAGTTAGAAAACAAGCTGAAGAAGCTATGCAAACATTGGCTGGCCTTAGAAGTTATGTAGGTGATGCTTTAATGTTTGCTAAAAGAGCTTTTAATGAAGAAGACAGTATCTTATTTGCAGGAAGTACAAAATTTGATTTAGGAACTACAAAAGCTTTAGGTCAAAGTAGAGCCGCTAAATTTATTAGATTACCTTTAAGAGCTTTAACTTCGGCTGATGAATTTTTCAAACAGATTAACTATAGAAGTAAATTAATGACTATAGCTGTTAGAGAAGCTAATGCTCATAAAGGATTAAGTAAAACTAAAGTCGTAGGAAAATTACCAAATGGCACGAAAGTTACAGAATTTGATGCTTTTGTAGCAGATAGATTCAAAGCTGGTTTTGATGAAACTGGTTTACAAGGTATGGACAAAGAGGCAAAAAGATATGCTAAAGAAGTAACTTTTACTAAAGAACTTGATGGTGTTTTAGGTAAATTTCAAGAAGCAGTAAATGAAGCACCCATATTAAAGTTGATAGTACCATTTATTAAAACTCCAGCTAACTTAGCAATACAAGCTATTGAGAAAACACCTCTTGGAATATTTGGTAAAAATTGGAAGCACGCTTGGGGTCATAGTGGAGATGCAGTTAGAATAGCAGAGACTAGAGGAAGAGTAGCTTTAGGTTCAACGATTTTATTTACAACAGCATTATTAGCTAACAGTGGAATGATTACTGGTGGTGGTCATCCTGATAAATCAATTAGAAGAAATCAAAGAAACGCAGGCTACGTACCTTACTCAATTAAAATTGGTAATTTTCAAATGCAATATGGAAGATTAGACCCAATAGGAATGTTAATTGGAACTGTCGCTGACTTCAATGAAATTTATGCAGACTTAAATGACAGAGACCGAGAGAAAATTGAAAATAATTTAATGAATTTTATGATTAATCAAATGGAAGGTACAGGCCAAGATAATTTAAGTAACTATGATAAAACTCAAAATATGGTTATTGCTGGATATAAAAGTATCTTTAAAAATATTGCATCTAAAACTTATTTAAGAAGTTTGATTGACTTCTTAACTGCAATCAATGGTGATGATATTGATAAAAGAGGTGCTTGGTGGTTAAGAAATAAAGCTAGTTCATTCTGGCCAAATATATTTAGTAAAGCAACTAATGACCCATACCTTAGAGAAACAAGAAGTTTACTTGATGATTTCAAAAAGAAAATTGGATTAGGTTTACATAAAGACGTTCAACTTGCTTATAATTTTATGGGTGAGCCTATAGAAAATAAACAAAATGTTGCGGCAAGATATTTTAATGCAATAGTTAATCCTCTTACTATTAAATTTAGAGAAAATGACTTTGTATTAGAGAAAATTATTGAACACGAAATTAATATTCCTGCACTTAGCCCAGTTAAAGAAGGAGTAGATTTAAGAGAATTTGTTGATGAGAATGGTAAATCAGCATTTGATTATTATAATGAAGAAATAGCTAAATCATCATTAAGAAAAGAACTTGCAACATTATTCAAATCTAAAAGATTTAATGATGCACCTGACCAAATCATTCTTGATAAGAATAATAAATTTGGAGGTAAGAAGGCTATGACTTATCAAAAAGTTAAAGCTAAAAGAGATTTAATATTCTTAAAGATTAAATATAGCTCTAAGTTTACATCAAAACAAAATTCTGAAATTACTTTAGGTAAAGCTTACGTAAACAAAACAGTAATAACAACTATTGGTAAAGCAACCAATAAATATCCTAAAAATATGAAAACCGGCATTTATGATTTCATTCAAAATAGCCCATAACAATTAAAAACTAGACACTTTAGATAACTAACTAACAACAACCCACTTTAGATATAATATATGGCTTATCAAGCTCGTGTATCTTTTACTGCAAATGGTAGTACAGATACGTTCAGTTTTTCTTTTAGCTACATCTCATCTAGCCACGTAAAGGCTTATGTAGATGGAGTCGAAGATACTAGCATTACATTTCCTACTACTTCTTCAGTTACTTTATCAAGTACACCGACAAATGGAGCTATTGTATTAATTAAAAGAGTTACTCCTATAGATTCACGATTAGTGGATTTTCAGGATGGCTCAGTATTAAGTGCAACAGATTTAGATAAAAGTGCTGACCAGAATTTTTATGCGGCACAAGAAACTTCTGATACAGCTCAGTCACACTTAGGAATTTCAGATACCACAAATCAATATGATGCTGGTGCTAGTGGTTCAAATTTAAGAATTATAAATGTAGCTAATCCAACAGGAAATCAAGATGCGGCTACAAAACACTATTTAGAAAATACTTGGTTAAGTACCTCAGATAAAGCTGACATTAGTACATTAGCAGGAATTTCAGGTTTAAGTACACTTGCAGGAATTACAAGTGATGTTACAGCAGTGGCGGCAGACGCAACTGATATTGGTGTCGTTGCATCAGCAAACACAAATATTGGTTTGGTCGCAACTAATATTGCGTCAGTTAATACAGTAGCTACAAACATTGTAAAAGTTGTAGCTGTAGCAGACGATTTAGCAGAAGCAGTTTCAGAAGTTGTTACAGTTGCAGATGATTTAAACGAAGCAACATCAGAAATTGATACAGTTGCTACTAATATTGCAAACGTAAATACAGTTGGTTTAGCAATCGCTAATGTTAATTTAGTTGGTGGTTCAATTACAAATGTTAATACAGTTGCAACAAATTTAGC